AAAATTACCAGATTGGTATGTTATGCCAGACATAAAAGTAAGAGTAGGTCAACAAAATGCAATTAAGGTTGTTTCTTCAATCGTAGGAGATACTGCAGGAACTCTTTCTGGTTTGAGTGATGTCAATGCTGGAACACTAGCTAATGGCATGGTTCTTGTTTATAATGCTACCACCAATAAGTGGGATGCAACCTTAGAGTTAACACCAGGAGCTACACAGAATTTAGATATTAACGGAGGTTCATTCTAATGGCGAGTATCATTAGAGTCAAAAGATCTACTGGTACTACCGCACCAGCAACTTTAAATTATGGTGAACTTGGTCTTACGATTGGCGTTGGAACCCATGGTAATAGGGGTGGAAGGGTATTTGCTGGAGATAATTCCCAAAACCCACAGTTAATTGGTGGTAGATACTATACAGATCTTCTAAGTATTGCTCCTGGATTAGTTGCAGGACAAGATAATCCAACAACACCAGCAAATGGATTTGTTCCAGTTCTCTTAACAGAGAATGGTGGCAATCCTGGTGGCACTGGAGCAATTAGTCGTCTTCCAAGAGTTGATCAATGGTCAGTTGATAATCTAACCATTGACGGTAATACAATTTCATCAAACGATACGGATGGTGATATTGTATTGCGAACTAATGGCACTGGCGAAGTTGTCATTCCAGATGATCAGTTCTTGGTATTTGGTGATAGTAAGGACGCTAAGATTGAATATGATGAGAATGGTTCTGATGCCGTTCAAGTTACTGGTGCCCCATGGGTGTGGAATGTTGCACAGCAATATCAAATTCCAACAGGTAGTCAGTTTGTAATTGATAACGTTGGTATTTCATCTAACGTCATTTCAACCAGATCTGGTGGTGGAAATACTCTTTACATTGATCCTTTCCCCGATGGTTTTAGTAATGAGGGAACGGTAATCATTAAAGGTGATCTCCAAGTTGATGGAACATCTACAACAGTAAACTCAAGTTCGGTTACTGTTAATGAATCCATTATGAATCTTGGTGATGTAACCAGTGTGAGAACAGTCATCACTGATGTTGCATCTGGTGTAAGCACAGCAAGATTAGATTCTGTTGTTGGTATCAATACTGGAGATACTCTTGTAGCAACTAATATTAACGCATCAGGTATTGCAACAGTTTCTGCAATTGATATTACAGCAAAAGTTGTTACCTTTAGTGGAACAACAAGTGCTGGTCTTTCTACAACTACACAAATTACAGTAACTCACGGATTTGATACCAATACAGACCGTGGTATTTCATTCGACTATAACACAAGCAGTGGTGTTGGAAACAACAAAACTGGTTTCTTTGGTATGGATGACAGTTCTATCGCTGATAGTTCTGCAGGTGCATTAAATCATGGAACACATGCTGATAACAGCAGAAGATTGACCTATATTCCTGATGCAACTATCAATAATAGTGTTGTTGCAGGAACCAAAGGTTTCTTAGATATTAAAGGTATCTACTATCAATCTGGTGATTATGATACAAATGGTATTGTATATTTTGATAGCACTGGTCTTCAAAGATCTACAAATCAACCAGGTGATGCTGATACTACAGTAACTTCAACTCAATTATTGACTGCGGTTACTGAGATTGTTTTAACTTTAAGTGGTAATGCAAGTTTGAGTGCTGGAGCACAAATTACTCAACAAAATAATAGTGCTGCATATGGTATGGTGAAGACTACAACTTCATCATCTAATAGTGTGACGTTGATTGGTGTTCAAGGAACATTTGATACTACCAATGATATCGTTGCTGATGGTGCTAGTGTTAACGAAAACCCAACTAACGTTGCTACTACATACACTAGTAAACCAACTTGGACATCAACAATTGACGGGGGCACGTTCTAAAAATTATGAATAGTGAAGTAGATATTAATGTGTTAGTGACTCTTTATAATCAAAAATTAGCATCACTAACAAATCAAAATGTTTTGTTGGAGGCAAAGATTCAAACATTAACAAAAGAGTTTGAAGATGAGAAAAATAAGTTACTGGCACAACTTCTGGAATTAAAAAAACCAGAACCAGTAACTGTTAAATCTAAATCAAAACCTTTAACAGGCGCAGATGATTATCAGAACTCAGAGGTTGAAGAATAATGGCAAAACCATCAACACGTCAAGGATTAATTGATTACTGTTTAAGGCGTCTAGGTGCTCCTGTCCTAGAGATAAATGTTGATGATGATCAAATTGATGACTTAGTTGATGATGCCATTCAATATTTCAATGAACGCCATTTTGATGGTGTTGAGAGGATGTTCCTCAAATACGAACTACAGCAAGAAGATATTGATAGAGGTAAAGCGAGTGGAACTAGTGGTGTTGGTATCGTAACTACGACTGCAGATACAACAATCGTTGGTGCTGCAACTTCATTTAGTTTCTACGAGACTTCAAATTTTATTCAAGTTCCAGATTCTGTAATTGGAATTGAGCGTATATTTAAATTTGATACTAGTAGCATTTCTGGTGGAATGTTTAGTATCAAGTATCAACTATTTTTAAATGACTTATATTATTTTAACTCGGTAGAGTTATTGCAGTATGCAATGACAAAGAGTTATTTGGAAGATATTGATCACTTGTTAACTACGGATAAGCAAATAAGATTTAATAAGCGTCAAGATAGAATGTATCTTGATATTGATTGGAATGCACAAAATGCTGGAGATTTTCTAGTTATTGATTGTTATAGGGCACTAGATCCAGCATCATTTACTCAAGTTTACAATGATAGTTTTGTTAAAAAATATTTAACTGCACTAATAAAACGTCAATGGGGACAGAATCTATTAAAGTTTAGAGGAGTTAAACTGCCAGGTGGTATTGAACTGAATGGTAGAGAGATTTATGAGGATGCTGAAAGAGAATTAGAACAACTCAAGCAGACAATGATGCTTGAGCATGAATTACCACCTCTCGATCTTATCGGATAATGGCATTAAATCCCTTTTTTCTTCAAGGAACACAATCCGAACAAAGATTGGTTCAAGATTTGATAAATGAACACCTGAGATTTCATGGTGTTGATATAACTTATATACCTAGAAAAGTTTTAAATCAAGATACTATTTTTAACGAAATTGAGTTATCTCAGTTTGATGATAATTATATTATTGAGGCATATATTAATACCTTTGAAGGACACAGTGGTGCTGGAGATATTTTAACAAAATTTGGTATGTCTCTTAGGGATGAATTAACAGTCACAATATCAAAAGAAAGATTTGAAGATTTCATATCACCATTTTTAGATGCATCTGATGATACTGAGATTGCTCTTGCAACACGCCCAAGAGAAGGTGATTTAATTTATTTTCCTTTAGGTCAAAGATTATTTGAAGTTAAGTTTGTTGAGCATGAAGATCCTTTCTATCAGTTAGGAAAAAATTACGTATATCAACTTAAATGTGAACTCTTCGAATATGAAGATGAAGTTATTGATACTTCAATCGAAGAAATTGATACTCAAGTTCAAGATGAAGGTTATATAACCACATTACAAGTAGTTGGAATTGGTGCTACCGCTACTGCAACTGCTGTTGTTGGTACAGGATATATTAGACAACTATTTTTAAATAATGATGGTAGTGGATATACTTCTACACCAATTATTCAGTTTGATGATTCACCAGTATCAGGCGGAACTGCAACAGCAGTTGCTATAACAACATCAGTTGCTGGTGTTCGCTCAATAAAAGAAATTTTACTGACAAATGCTGGATTTGGTTATACTTCTACCCCAGGAATAACAATTTATGGTGGTGGTGGTGTTGGAGCAGCTGCTACATGCTCTATTGAAACTACTCAAAATGGTGTGCGTTCGATTGCAGTTAACCAAGGAGGATCTGGTTATACTTCCGTTCCAACTGTAACTGTTGATGCTCCTTCCGCTGGTGCCGCAGGAACATCAACCATTGGTGCTGGTGGAACTGTAACTCAATTGACTTTAACAAATCCAGGTGCATCTTATTCTGTGGCACCAACTGTAACCATTGCTTCTCCTGCAGGTGTTGGTTCTACAGCAACAGCAACAGCATCTATTGGTGCTGGTGGAACTATAACCACATTAACAATTACAAGTCCTGGTAGTGGTTATGCAGTTGCTCCAATTGTATCCATCTCTAATGCAGATGAATTCAAAGATCCATCACTGGCTACAGCGGTCGCTAGAGCAGAAATTTCTAGTGGTAATATAGTCACTGCTATTAGAATATTAAATGCAGGAATTGGATATGCTTCTGCACCTACAATTACAATTTCCGATCCACCATTAATTTCTGGTATTGGAACATATCAGTTCAATGAAATTATTACTGGTTCTAGTTCTGGAACCACAGCGAGAGTTAAAGAATGGGATTCTGACACAAAGGTTCTTAAAATATCTTATGTTGATGGGACATTTACAAACGGTGAATTGATTGTTGGTGCAGCATCTTCTGCAACATATGCAGCAGACTTTTACACCAATGATGATACCTATGATAAATATACTGACAACGATTCTATCGAGACTGAGGCAGATCTCATAGTTGACTTCACAGAATCGAATCCTTTTGGTAATTATTAATGTTAGGCACCTATTTCTATCACGAAATAATTAGAAAAACAGTCGTTTCCTTTGGAACACTGTTTAATCAAATTTACGTGAAACATGATGATGCAAATGGAAATGTTGAGAGTGAAATCAAGGTTCCACTAGCATATGGTCCTGCTCAAAAGTTCTTGGCAAGATTAGAGCAGCAGGCAGATTTAAACAGAGCAGTTCAAATTACATTGCCAAGAATGTCTTTTGAAATGAATAGTATTTCATATGATCCTACAAGGAAAGTTTCTGTAACTCAAACTTTTAAAGCAGTAGACGATAATAGTAGAATAAAAAAGGTTTATATGCCTGTTCCATATAACCTTGGATTTGAATTAAATATTCTTACAAAATTGAATGATGATGCCCTCCAAATTATTGAGCAGATTCTTCCATATTTTCAACCATCATTTAATATTACTGTTGAGTTGGTAGATTCAATCGGAGAAAAAAGAGACATACCAGTTGTATTAGATAATATTTCATTCCAAGATGATTATGAAGGTGACTTTTCTACTCGTAGAGCTTTAATTTATACTTTACAATTTACAGCAAAAACATATCTGTTTGGTCCTATTGCAGATAGCACGGATGGAATTATCCGTAAGGTTCAGGTCGATTACTATTCAGATACTGATAGACAAAAAGCGAAGAGACAGGTTAGATATACTGCCACCCCACAGGCAAGAAAAGATTATGATAATGATACTGGCGCACTAACAACAGAATCTATTGATCTTACCGAAACTGTAATTGAACTGAATGATACTTCTGGTATTGCAGTCAATAATAGAGTTATTATTGATAGTGAAATTATGAAGGTAACTAAGTTAACTAGCACTTCTATAACTGTTAAGAGGGCACATAGTGCAACGATTGCAGCAGAACATCGTAAAGGATCAAAACTCAATGTTCTCAGCACTGCTGATGATGCTCTCGTTGCACCAGGGGATGACTTTGGATTCAACGAAGATCTTGATTTCTTCGAGAGCGGAGCAGACTTTAGTCCAACCAGAAAAATTGATATCTAATTTATGTCTGACAAATTTGATTCTATCGATGATGCTCTTAACACTAAGTGTGAGATCGTTAAAACAGAAGGGCAACCTGCTGAACTAAAGGTTCCTGATAAGGGTGCTCAAGACCTTACAAAAGATTATGAATATACAAGAGCAAACTTGTATTCACTGATCGAAAAAGGTCAAGAAGCAATTAACGGTATTATGGAACTTGCTGGTGAAGGTGGAAGTCCCAGAGCATATGAAGTTGCTGGACAACTTATTAAAAGTGTTGCGGACACAACAGATAAGTTAGTAGATCTTCAGAAAAAAGTAAAAGATCTTGAAGAAGATACTGGAACAAAAACAACTAATAATGTTACAAACAATGCATTATTTGTTGGATCAACATCAGATCTTCAAAAACTACTAAAGCAAGGTTTTCTAAATAATAGTAACTCAGACACTAATAATGAAAAAGTGTA